TCTGATTTGCTTGACTATGCGTCATGTTGCCCAGCTGCTGGCGCATGACTTCCCGTCTTGTGTCTTTAGGCGGTGGCAACTTGGTTTCCATCTTTTCGTTGCCAACTTCAATGCAATTGTGTTGTCGCAAATGGTCACGATGCACCGATCGGCTCGTAATCATTGACCCATCGATCATCGATTTATACGGTTGAATGTCCGGCATCACCATCGGGCCGAGGCTGTCGTAATGTTCTTGTGAGCCTTTCTCAACCAGTTCGCCATTGACGTAAATGTAAGTTTTCTTCATATCAGTAACAAAACGTCCTCATCGTCCATATCAATCATTGTGCTGTAAATTTGGTTTACTCGATCCAAGCTAAACAACATTGCGTCGTAATCAATAACCGCTGGTGATTGTGCCGTAGCTTGCATAACTACAAACGGTTCGGCAATTTGTTCTGCGATTTGCGGCTTACCTTCTACAATTTGTTCAAACAGATTGAGTATTTCTTTACGTTTTGCTGCTTGTTTGACAGCAAACTTTTTACGTTCGTCTTGTTCCCGTTTTCTGCGTTCGCCGCCATCGTGAAAGTCTGTAATAACAGGATTGACCGTAACAATGGGTACGGTTGTAAACGGTAAAACAGCAAACGCTGCAAACCCAAACATCAATCACCCCAAGGCAGCGGTGTAGGCTGTGGCACAGGGATCGCTGCTTGAGCAATCAAGTTATCCAACGCTTGATACATCTGACCGATCACATCTTGACCAATAGCGTCTTGTGTCCACTGGATTGCTTGCTCTTGAGTAATGTCAGCGTAGGGTGTGAAGTTTGACGCATCTGCGGGTAGCAGATTGACGGTGTAATAGACCGCCTCGCCGCTCTCTGAAATTGCAAAGGCTGATCGAACGACCGTACCTTTTTCAGGTACGTTGAGCGTTTCTAACGATTGAATTGTCCAAGTTTTCATTTTTATCCTACTTTCCAGTTTGTGCCATCACTATAAACAGGTGAGGCAACCGCCCCACCACCTACAACTGTTGATCCAAATGCAGGTGCTAATGCGTCAGTCACAAACGCACTTGCGCCAAGTCCTGCTGTTGCTGCTGCGGGTAATAAAGCGACTGTAGACGAACCAAAGTTCATCCATTTTGCACCTGCCGTAATTGTTAAGCCAGGGATGCGAAACGATGTGATTGAGGCATTGCCTAGCGTGATTTCGTTGCTGACGGTTGTAGCAGATGCCGCTGCGGTATTACCAAGGATTAAATTATTGCCGCCAGTTGTTAATGCTGAACCCGCTTGGTAACCTAAAGACGTATTGCCAGCACCAGTTGTAACGGCATTCAGTGCGGTATAGCCAACCGCCGTGTTTTGTGAAGCACCTGCTAAAGTTGCAACGGGTACGCTAAATCCTGAACCAGTACCACCAATGCTTGCCGCAGGTGCTGTTAAAACTGTGGTGGTGTCTTGAAACCCAACACCATTTGAAGTAAGTGTGACGGTACTGACTACTCCACCTGCAACCACAATCGTAGCTGTTGGATAAGTGATCGCTGTTGAGCCACTTGAACGGGTCATTACAACACCCGTATACGTTCCATTCGTATATCCTGACCCTGCCGTAATTGCACCAAGCGTAGCTACGTTGGTCGTTGCTGCCGCTAATGCGGCATAACCAACCGCAACTTGATATTGTGATGTTGTGCTATTTTGAAGTGCTGTGAACCCTATCGCAACAGACCCATAACCTCCAATATTATTTTGAAGTGCTTGTACACCTAAAGCGCAATTAAAATAACCTGTTGTGTTATTTTGCATCGAATTTAAACCAACGACTGAGTTATAACCTCCAGTTGTTGTTGCTTGTAATGCGCTTGAGCCAATTGCAGTGTTGTATGGACCATTTGTAAGTGCATTGAGAGTTTGATTACCCACAGCAGTATTTGCTAATGCCGTTGTAGCTGTATTTAGTGCGCTGTAGCCAACCGCCGTGTTTGACGCAGCAGTTGCAAACGTGGCTACAGGAATACTAAACCCCGATCCTGTGCCTCCGATCAAGGCTGCTGCAACTGTTAAAACGGTTGCTGCTGTTGATGATGCACCAATTCCTGCTGTGACCAACGTGACCGTGCTGACAACACCACCTGCAACAACTACCGTAACTGTTGGGTAACTGCTAAAAGTTGCACCACTAACAGCAGACATTGCTACTGCCGTGTAAGTTCCGTTAGTGTACCCACTACCCGCCGTGACTGATCCAAACGTAGATACAGCAGTCGTTGCAGAATTTAACGCTTGGAAACCAACCGCAGTTTGATTGCTGCCCGTTGTGTTATTTTGCAGCGCAGATATTCCAACGCCAATATTATTGCCGCCAGTTAAATTGCGAAACAACGCAAAATAACCGATTGCTGTATTATTGTTTCCCGTTGTATTGTTTGATAAATTAAATCCACCAAAAGATTGATTCCCTGCAACAGCACCACCGCCTTTGCCTACGTTGTTACCATTGATTGTTGCATCGTTCGCAGTAGTCAGCGTTGTGCCGTTAAACGTCAGATTGGCAGAGTCTTGCAACAGACCGCCAGTACCCGCATAGGTTACTCGCCCTGACGTTAAGCCAGAGTCTGTGATGCTTGTAGAAGTAATTACGCCGCTAATTGGGCCAGAAAAGCCTGTGGCAGTCAGCGTTGTGCCGTCAAATGTCAAATTAGCACTGTCTCGCAGTAATCCTCCAGTACCTGCATAAGTAACACGATTTAATGTTAGTGCAGAGTCTGTGATGCTTGTGAACGTAGGGGTACTTGGAACATAGTTGCCTGATGCATCTAAATAAACAGCTTTCTCAGCTGGGTAATCAACAAATACCGTTAGCGTTCCAGTAAACGATATTTTTGATCCGGTAGATGACGAAATCAACGTAGTACGGGCAAGTGTTCCAACTCCAACCGTGCCGATACCGACTTCCCATTGGTTTGAATCGCTTGAAATTGTGTAATAACAAGTATTCCCGTTGCCAATCGCTGCGGCAAATGTTTGAAATCCCGCATACGCACCAGACAGGGTAAGCGTACCCGTTCCCGTTGTGGTTGAATACTCTTGAACTCTATCCGCTAGAACGAGTGCCATTATTGAATAACCTCCACGCCGATTGCTTTACCGTCTTTGCCACGAATGATTCGTTTAGGCGCAGCCATCACACCTACAGCGCCATCAATTCGGTTCATTGCCTGACCAACCATATCTGCCATATTGCTATGCAATTCGTGCATTTTTCCCATTGCCGTCGCTAAATTATCGCCCAACTCACGGGTAACTTTTTGGCTTGCTGCCTCTTGTGCCTCAAGTAACGGAATGTCAACGCCAGGGTTAGCAGAAATCCTTGCTACCGTAATCTTGGTGGCTTGCTCCAGTTCTGTTTTCCAATGCTCAAGACGTTCAGCGTGATCCAGTTCGGATTGTTTCATTGTTTGCAAATATTGTTGCTTTTGCGCCTCTAATGCAGCGTCGGCTTGCATCTTCATCTGAGCAATTTGCATCTCAGCTTGCGCTTTAGCTTGAGCAATCTGCCCATCTGTTTGCGCCCGCATCTGGTCAGCCTGTGCCGTGGCTTGCAATTTCATTTGTTCAGTCTGCGCCTCTGCTTGCATTTTCATCTGCTCAAATTGCTGCTCTGCTTGCATTTTCACAACCTCTGGATTCGGTGGTGGTGGCTGCTGTGACATCATTTGTTGCTTCTCTTGCAGTTGTTGCATAGCCTGGTCAATCATGCCTTCAATCGGTTCGGCTTTCTTATATGCACCAACGCCAAACTTAATCAATTCAATCAGCATTGGCACTAATTCCGGTTGGCTTTGACCAACTGGCAACGCTTGCGTCAAAAACCCGCCCATTGCCTGCAAAAACTCCGTTCGGTCTCGTTTGTTTTGATTTTCATCTATCTGTACCAAACTGTCGGAATCCACTTGAATCCGAAAGTTTCTTAACGGTTTGTCTTGAATCAGTTGCAAAGCCTGTGGAATAAGCGCTTGATCTGCGGGCTGCATGGCGTTGGCAGCTGCGTACTGGAGGATCGTAGACGGTTGAAACTTAGTGCAAATGACCTGTGCTTTTAACTGGAATAATTCACTGGCAAATAAGGCAACGTCCTCTTGCATCGCCCGCAGGCGCAGTCCGGCATACTGACCTTTAATCTGTTGAGCGGTTGCTGTCTCACTAGCTGCGGTCTGTCCCCGAACAATGTCGCTAATACCTGTGATTTCATAAATCTGGTTTTTGATCTCATCTCTTGCCCGATAGCATTGCAGTAGTGCGTTAGATAATGTGTCGAGCGGCAGTAAATCGATTGATCCTTTTAAGCCGCCCTTTTCAGAGAACGCCATCCACTTATCAACAGGGATAAGTGTGTTGTTATCGCCTTCGGTTAAAAGCCGCTGCAAGGTAGGCTGTGATGCGTCGTAGACCCCACGCACACGCAGAGCCTTAACCAGTCCGTCGATGCGATCCGTCAAAATGTCTAGCTCTGTCGCTTGATCCTGATACAACACAAAATCTGGCACAGGCACAAGCGTGTCTGAAGTCATCGTGGCGTACAAAGGTTTAGCACACGGGTAGAAGTTTTCTA